CCCTCCCCGCCGCGGGGGGGGGGGGGGGGGGCGCGGCCGGGCCCGGCGGTGGTGAGCGCTCCGGCCACAGCGCTGGTTGCGGCGGGCAGCTCACCTGCCACCGCGCCAGCCGTGGTCAACGAGGCGGCGGCTGCGGTGGTCGCTTGGGGGAGAGTGACGGCGGTTGTACCGGTGATGGGCGGCGGCGTAAGGCTGGGGCCGGTGGAGGTGGTGACAGCAGAGGTGCCGGCGGCGAGATGCCGGCTACTGCCGGAGTGATCGGTGAGGTCAGTGTGGACAGTGAGCGGCCAGTCGGCCCACAGGAGGCTGGTGCGAACCGGGGTGGCGGACTGCCACTCGGCCTCGATCTCGCTTTGGGACAGTACGGATGTCCACACGCGGGCATAGGCAATGTTGCCGTCGTACCACTCGGACGAGTCTGTCGCCGACCGTCCGCCCACGGTCAACCCCGTAGGGGTACCTGTTGCGCCGGCCCCAACAGTGCCGGTGGCTGAGGTAGTGGCACCAGCGGTACCTGACGCGAAGTACGCCTTGCCTGTCGTGCCAGTGACGGTGATCGCGCACCGCGTCCACGTTCCGACCACGAACGTACCGGGGCCAACGGTGGTCCCGGTGACGGTAAAGATGCACGGCGCGGTAGTGCCATCGTTCTGGGTGGCGACGGTGACTAGCGTGCTGGAGCCGTTGAATGTCCGGAGCATGCACTGGTAGTCGTTGCGGTCGGCGCCAAGGTTCGCCCACCAGGTGATGGTGAGACCGTTGCTCGCAATAGGACCGGTGCCGGTGTAGGTGATCCGGTCGGTGTTGGCGTCGAAGCGGATGGCCATAGGTGTCTCCTAGTCGTCCGCCTCGTTGTCATGGGACGATATGCACATGGCGAGTATGAGTAACCAACGCACGCCCGCGCACGACCTGCTCCAAAAGGAATTCCACAGAGCGGGACGCGCATGCGGCGAACACCAATGCGAGCGCGTCGGTGAGCCATTTCGCCTGTTGAAAGATTGGTGGTGGCATCTCTGCACCCACCACCCGGGCTCCCTCCGGCACTACAACATTTCGCATGCCCTCATCGAGCTGGACAAGTTCGGGGCTAAGAGCCGAGCGGCATGGTCACGGTCCCCGAAGTAATCTGCACAGTGACGCCGGTGGAGATGCTGGTCGTGGACAACTCGATCTGCCCGCCGCCGCCGGTCGCGGTCACCACGCCGTCGAACACAGCAGCAGCCGCGCTGTCAGCGAACCTCGCCCAACCGGCGGTGCCCGTAGCTACACCGGACCCAGACAGGGGCGTGCCGGCCAGCGTGGCGACACCACTGGATGCCGCGCCGGTCGCCGGGTCGGCAAGGTTGACCGTGACCAGCAAGGTGCCGGTCGCGGCGTCGTTCGGGGTGCTGGGCTGCGTTCCTGTGTAGACCTTGATGGTGCCGGCGCCGGAGCCGCCGTCGAGGAGATCCACCACGGCGTCGCACGCGGCATTGCGGGAAGCGGTGGCGAGACGAGTACCCATAGGAAGTGCCTTTCTTGGTCAACACGGAGGAAATATGAGCAACACGAAGTACTCGGATTTACTCAACGAAATGGTGCGAGAAGGTCGCGGCATTTGGCGTGACCTGGAATGCAGCCCCGCCGAAGCGTTGGAGTTCATCGCTGTCACGGTCGGTCAGATCGCGGAAGTGGCGATGACATATCGGACCAACGGCGGGTACTGGTCCGAGGACGACCGTCTGTTCTACGGCAGGCTGCTGGGTGACCTGGTTGCAACGTGCGTCCGGCTCATTGATGACTACGACATGGATCCCGGGGAACGTGTCATCGCCGCCCTCGCCGTGCAGCGAGGTTTTACCGAGTCACTTCGGGAGAAACCCGAACAGCCCCTTGGCTAACGCGTGCCACCCGGCCGAGCGGGTCGACCAGCTCGATGTCGTAGACGCCGGATCGCCACACCCAGGCGGCCGACTCGGTGGGTAGCACGGTGATCGTGATGTACCCGGACGGGTCGGGGGCGATGTTCGGGAATGCGTAGAGGACGGTCGCGGCGTCCACTGTGGCGCGGATGGAGCCGCGGGCCGTCCAGTTGGTCAGGTCGCGAGGTTCGCCGGTGTCGGGGTCACTGATGCGCCACCGGCGAACCCAAGTGGCGCCCTGTGTGATGATCAGCGTCGCGTTAACGGGCGCCGTCGCCATGTCACTTGCCGTCGGGGATGGCGTCGATGACCGCCTGCGCGACGGTCTTCACCTTGTACCCGAGCGCGAGCGCACACACGTAGCCGGCGTCGGTGGTGCTGGGAATGTGCTTGCGGTGCGCGGTGGAGCCGGGGCCGGTCCAGTACACGACGTAGGTGTGCGGCTTCTTATCGCCCTTCACAAGTTGCATATCGGAGTCCTCAATAGACGGGACGGCTTGAGCTGCTGGCTTGGCCGGCTTGTCGAACGACTTAGCCTTTTCGATCACCCAGTCCCACGGGAAGCCAGGTCCGGGATCCCAGTGCGTTCCGTCGCCGGTGCCGGTGGTGTAGTCCACGTGACCAATGACGCCGGCCCGGCCGGCACGCACGCCACCGGCACCGATCCTGCGAATGGGAATACCGCGGGCCTTGCAGCGTCGGTGAATCCAGATCGCCGCGTTGGTGAGCATTCCCTTGTGTTCGTTCAGCCACTCGCCACGCGTCCATTTAGCGAAACCGCACAACTCGAGGTTGTCGGACTTGGAGTTGCCGTCTCGCAGTGTCCACGCCGCTCGGTCGTAAGGCACCAGGTTGTCGATGAGTGACTTGTCGTCGGCGACCGCGTGGCACGACGAGTTGGTGGACCGGTTGAAAAAGACAACCAGGTCGGTGGCTTTGCGGATGCCTTCGGCGGTGTGCACGGTCACCCATAGGACAGTGGCGCCGCGGCGTGGTGACGAGTTGGCCATTCGGCGTCTCCCCTTCTAGCAACGGTTTCTGGGAATGGGCGCCTGGGTGCGCTCCCGGTCGGCCTCGTCGAGGACCGCCAGGTATTCGTCGAAGATCTTGCGACCTTCCGCTTCCGTGAGCTGCCGTTCGGCGCTCAGGAAAGAGACGAGCATCTTGCGTTGGGCTTTCCGTTCCCGAGCCGCCGCCGCCGTCCGGTCGCGCAACGCATCCGTATAGGCGTCGTTGTATTCGGCCTGACAGTCGGTGACCTCGTTGAGGCGGCTGGTCTGGACCGACACGAAGAACACGGTCAGGACAGCGAGGGCCACGAGAATGACGCCTAGCCACCGCTCGGGGGTCATGCTGTAGTAGAACTTTCTCATTAGTCGTCCATCCATATGAGCAGCACAAGGTGGCCACCGATTAACCCGAGAAGTAGGCCGCAGATAGCCCATGTGAGGGACTGAGTGACATACACGAGGTCGGTCATCGGGCCTCCTCGCGTCGTTGCTTGAGAACCATCAGCCCGCCGGACAGCGCCATCAACACGAGGTTGACTGTGGGGTCGAGCTGCACGCCAGGGAACACCAACGGGGCGACGAATAACGCACCCCATATCGCCACGCAGACACCAATGGCGGCATTGCTAATTGTCATCGGGCTTCGGCTTCCTCATTTTGAGCGCTAGGCTGCCGCCGACGATGCCCATAAAGATGACGTTGATCTGCGGGTCGGCACGGTATTCGGGAATAAAGATGGACACGACGAACGAGCCGACCCACACGACCGTGACAACAATAATGACGCCATTGGCTATTCTTGGTGTGATCACGCCCGTGTCCTTCCGTGAAGCCCTAACACGGGTCGGTTGCTAAAAAGGGAATCACTCAGGCTCTTCGGCGGGCACATATGCACCGGCCATCGCGTCCCACGTCGAGTTGACTGTGAATTCGATGTCGCCATCATTCGAGTCGTGGGTGACGGCCACATTGGCGGCCACCGCGTACGCGAAACGTGCGCCCCACAGCATCGTGTCCTCAAGCGCCTTCGTGGCCAGCGCTCGACGCATGATCCGGTACTGGGTACCGTCGTACTCTTCGTTGCCGACCGCGACCGCGGCCTTCATCATCGCGCCGGTCACCCGGCGAACAAACGGAGGCCAGGTGGCCAGGTCGGTCATATCGGAGAGAGCCATGATTCCCCTCGGGGTTAGAAGACTTTTCCTATTGCAATGAGGCCGGCAGGGGTCATGGCGAGCAGCACAATGTCCCCGACAACCGGCGTCCACGTGGCGAGCCGCGGCACAGATAGGCTGGCGCCGCCGGTGGTGACCACAGTGATTTTCGGGGCGGCAATGGCGGAGATCTGTCCAATGCGGAACTGCTCGCCGGCGGACTCGATCTGTTGGGCAACCTCTTGTTCGAACCGCTTAGATCGCACTGGTTTCCTCCGGAATCGCCGGGGACCGGGTTTTGATGTCCTGCGACGTGCCGGGCGACAGCGGGATCGTCACCGACTCGATGATGTGGAGAGTGTCGGTGCCGCCCACTCTGAGTCGGATGACGTCGCCAGCTTCGAGCGCCGGGTTGGTGACGTTCGTCAGCGACACATTGAGGTGGTTTCCTCGCACCCGAGCCAGCAACGAGTTGCCGGCGGACGTGCATTGCGCCACTGTCGTCAACAGCGGACTGGAGAAGAACCGCGTCTTGATACCGAACGGGCCGCCGTAGTAGGTGGCGCTCAACGGGTTCGTGTCCGACACGATGGCGTACACCGGCGGCGTACCGTCGGTGCGCTGCCCACTTGCGACAACCCGGTTGTATGTGAGGTCCCGCGTCCACTCGTCGTTGCGGGTAACGACAATGCTTTCGTCGCCGCCACCGAACGTCCACACCACAGGGTCGGTATCCAGCGGTTCCGGACGGATCACGAAGTCACCGAGCGCGTTGCAGTACACCTCCGCGCCAATGCTGTCGGCAATCTTCTCAATGCCATCGGCCCAGCGGTCGCGTTCCATGTCGAGTATCGGATTGATCTTCGTGGAGGCCGTCTTGTCGGTGATGCCGACACCGGGCAGAACCTCGTTGATAAGCCGTTTGATCTCGGCGACCGCGGTAGCGCCGGCCACAGTTTGCGTCGGCTGGTCGAACCGAGCTTCGGCGACCTTCGACGACGAGTCCTCGACGGTGACCTTGAGGGCCGCTTCCTGACCCGTCGACGGGATCGTTCGCTGAATGGAGGTGATGGGTCCCTGCATGAGTGGAACCCGCTCCAAGCGGCCATCCGGCAGGATGATGCCGTATTCGATGAGCATCTCCGAGCCCAGCGGCGACAAAATCTCGAACGGGTTGTCGGGCCACAGGCTCGCCAACGCAATCTCGATGCTGCCGGTCCGGCGTACCTGGCTCGTCGAGTCGCACGTCACCGACCCGCCGATCACTGGTAGATCGGCGACCCGGCCACCGTCCCATGCGATAGCGGTGCAGCGGATAAGGATCGTGTGCGACCGCAGAAGTTGGTTCGCTGCCGCAGTCGACAACGGATGCATTACCTGACCACCTGGTACGGGCTCGGCGGGTCAACCTCAACCGCGTCCGCGGTGAGGATCATGGCGTCCTGATAGGCGTTCCGTTCCTCGCGGTCCTCTGTGACCACACCCAACGCCCACCACGAACCCAGCCCGTAGCCGTACCGTGCAGGCGCCCGCAACAACACCGGTTCACCGTCGGACATGAGGCCCAGCAACGTGTCGCGCTCGACGAACGAGCCCGCGTTGAAAACCAGCTGCGTGGCCGGCGCATGTCGGGCGGCGCTAACGGACAGCGCCCGTTTGCGGCCAATCGTGTAGAAGATGCCCTGGTCGATGCCGTGTTCGAGCACGGGCACCGATTGCAGGTCGCACCGAACTGGGGCGTCGAACCTGGGGTGCGTGAGCCAACACCACCGGCCAACGGATTGCAGCTCGACGGTTGAGGAAATGACGTAGCCGCCAGTGAGGGACGGGTTGGCGACCAGGTACCGCACGGGCGTGTCGAGTGGGCAGTCACGGTCGTAGACGGTGGTGACGGGGCTCAGGTCGGATGTGGACAGGCCGGTGACGCCGGTCCAGCGGGAGGCGAGGGTGTCGCCGTCGAAGTAGGTCGCGTCGGTGTCGTCGCCTTCGAACGTGATGCCGTCGACGTCCATGGTGCCGCCGGCCGGCATGCCGGCGGCCACGACCTTGAACGTGTTGTTGACCGCGGCGACCGGCGGCGTCACGTGCACCGTGATGCGACCCCACTGAGCGACCGCCGTGTTGATTTCGTTGGCGGTAATGGTGGTGTTGGTCGAGCCGAGCGAACCGCCACCACTGTCAACCCAGGAAATGTTGAACGCCAACGATGTGGGTCGCGCGGAGAACCACAGGTCGGCCGCGATGGTGGCCGACGTACGGCCGGCGGTGAACGTGGTCGGCACGGTGACACCGTTCGAGCCGGCGGCAGCGTTCGTGGCACGCAACGCGAAGGCGCCTTGCGTGAACGCGCTTGTGATGCGGGTCAAGGTCGGCGAGCCGACGTCGGGTACGAACCCGTTCAGTCCGATCTCAAGAGACGGGTTCGTGCAGTAGTTGATGCGTCGCGTGCCTTCCGGGTTGACGCCGTAGCCGCCGCGTACAGGGTGGCGGGAACCGTCGTCGTGCAGCCGCAGAAAATGCAAGTACACGGACGCCGGCCACCACCCCATGATTCGCATGACGCCGTCCGCGGGTTGCGGTGTCACGATCAGTCCGCCGGGGGTGCTGACAATGCGTGGGCGGGCACCGGCGAAACCACCGTAGGCGTACGGGTAGAACCCGTTCTCGGAGGCGTAGTAGTAGATTTGGGTGCCGCCGGGAATGGGTGGCGGCAGGGTTTGGCCGGGGGCCGAAACGGCGAGGCCGTCGTGCCCATAGGCAGCGGCGCCGTACGGCGACTCGTCGTACGCCATTGCTCCCCCTAGTAGCCGACGGCGATGATGCCGACGCCAATCTGCGTGTTAGCCACCGCGACGTTGGACGCACTGACTGCGAGCACACTCACTGTTGTTTTGGTCGTGAACGTCGGGTCAAGCACGGCGATGAAGTTGTTGCCGTTGGCCCTGGTGACGGCCGCGGTGACCAGTCGAGTCGGAAACCCGCCGTTGGGCAGCGCCACCGACAGGTAGCCCGTCGCGTTGGTGTTTCCCAGCGCTGTCAGGCATTTCATCATCGGCACGTAGCCGTTGGGCGGCCCGGACGTACCGTCGAGGCAGCGGCCCAAGTCCTCGCGAGACGACCGCATTTCGCCCATCCACCCTTGGAACAGGGTCTTCGACCACACCTCGCCCTTGTCGGTGATGATCTGCCGCATACCCACGTGCCCGTCGGCGACCATGCCGGTGGCGGCGAAACCGTTGGAGACGACGTCTCGAACGGTGGGTGTGCAAAGCCACTGGGTGCCCGCCGGCCAGTCCTGCGCAACGCTGGATTCCTTACCGCGCAACACGGTGATGCCGGACGAGCCGCTGGTGTGGGTGATGGCCCACACGATTTCGTAGGTGCGGGCAGTGGGGTCGAGCAGCGTGATCGGCGTGTGGGTCTGGTTGCTGCTGATGACACGCAGGTTGGAAAACTCGGCACTGGACAGCGTGGTGTCCGAAAGGGACACGCTCGACGTGAGGGTGCCGAACATGTAATCGGCGGGAATTCGGTACTCGTACGCCATGGATGGTCCTATCGGATGCGACGGGCCAAGGTGAGCCCGGAGGTGGTGTTGGCCTTGTCGATCTCGCCGCGCACCACACCCATGAACTCGCCGCTGGACAGGTACAGGTTGCCGGTGAAGTCGCCACCGGCGCCGCCGCCAGAGTTGTTGGCAGCCAACGAAATGAGCGCCGACCACTGGTTGTCGGTCAGCACCTTGTCCGGCTTGCGGGCGCCGTGGAAAATCGTCTGGAGGCCGTACGGGAGCAGTCCGCCGCCGTCGTAGCCGCCGGGGCGCCCGTAGGCCGCCGGAAGGCTGCCGTAGCGCGACATGGCGTACTTCATCGAAGCCAGGATGTTGGCGAGCGGGTTGTACACATCGTTGGGAGCGCGAGGATCCCGGTACGCCTGGAACGTGGGGTCGATGGTCTGCATGAGACCCTTCGACGGCGTTCCCTTGGCAGCGTTGGAGTCCCACAAGTTGATGGCCCGCGGGTTACCGCCGGACTCCTGCGCCATCCGCCGCAACGTGATGTCAGCCCACCCGGGGTTGAGACCCAGCATCCGCAACGCCCGTATGACGAGCGGGCGCCAGGACTCAACGTTGCCCGGCGTACCCGAGCTGAGAGCCGCGGTATTCGCGTACTGAGTGAGCGCCGCAATAGCCTGACGCGCCATACCAGCCGCGGCGCCGGCCGCGTTGTTGCCGGGGAACATGCTGTTGGTTTGGCCGAGCATTTTGAACGCGGCCTTAAAGTAGTCCGCGGGGTCACCCATGAGGCCGGCGCCGGTGAAGTCACGACCCGCGGCACCCATTTTCAGGAACGATGCGTGAACGTGGTCGAAGTGGTTCGCGGTGACGCTGCCGCGATCCTCCATGGGGTCCCACCCGGACCCCTGGTTGATTTTCTGCTGCCAGATAAGGTACTTGAGGAGCAGTCGTTTCGCGTTGGCCTGCATGTAGCCGGCGATCCGGTTACCCAGGTTGACGTTCGTCATCGTCATGAAGTCGAGCGCGTGACCCGATGGGTGGTCGGAGGCGTTGGGGCGTGACCCGATGCCTCCGATGCCGCCGGGCAACGACCCGAACTTGTGCATGATCTCTTCGCCGGCTCGCGCCACGTGCGGCTGTACGCCACCGAACCCGAACCCGAGGCCGTCCAACGGCACTGTCCGCATGAGACGCTGCCGCAGACCGGCGTCGCCCGGCTCGCCACCGAGACGCTTGTTCGGGCCGACAATGCCGGCGCGAGCCATCCGGCGGAAACGCTCAACCTGAGCGATGCCACCAAGGTTGGTGATAGCGGTCCGGTCGAACACGATCTCGCCCGGAGTGAGCATCGCCCGGACCTTGTCCTCGTTGCCGAACCCCGGAACACGACCACCTTCGGCGAACGGAATGGGGACCGGCTTGATCGGCTTACGGAGCCCGAAGTCGGTATTCAGCTTATTCCAGGCGGCGATGATGCCCCTGTTCATGGGGTTCGCCAAAACCCAACGGATAGGTGTCGCAGCGGCGCTCTGAATCCGCCCGTACTGGGTAACAGCCCAGCTCGCCGTGTTTGTCATGGCCTGCCGGGTCGACGCCATCCCGGAACGCAGACCACCGAGGGCGCGCCCCTGGCCCGCCGCCGACATACCAGCGGACGTGGACATCTTCGTCCACGAGCCCTGCGCGGTGGCGGTCGTCTGAGTGAAACCGGCACGCAACGGCACCATTGAGTTGGCGAGCCGGCCGACAGAGCCGACTGCGAGAACGCCAGTGTGTTCCTCGAACTTCGCCAGCGTGGGCACCGTGCTGGTGGTCACCTCGTTGGTGAGCGCTGGCAGCGAGTTCGCGGAGAGCTTGTCGACTGCGGCGCCGAGTGCGATGACCGGGTTCGCATCGACGTTGCCGGCCTGTGCTGCGCCGCCGCCGGAGATGCCGCCGCCGGCCATGGGGATGACGCCGCCGGCCGCCATCGGCTTGAGTGCGTACCCGAGCCGTGCCGCCGCTTCGGCGAGGATGGCGAGCGACCGCTTCGTCTTCTCCAGCGGGATGAATGCTTCGTCGGTGCGCGGGTTGTCGCCGATGACGCGTTGCACACCGGTTTTCGAGAAGGACCCCACGATGTCGGCGAGACGGCCGCTCATGGGGCGCATGCCGCCCGTGGCCCAGTATTCGCGGATGCCACCGTCGGCGTTGGGGAGCACACCGGAACGTCGCGAGGAGGCTTTCGGCTTGGGCTTCGGCTTGGGCTTCGCCTTCGACGCAACGGGGATGACGGAACCGCCGGACGAGAACTTGATCGCCTTGAGCGCCGCTTGCCGCTGCGCCGGGGTCATGCTCGCGAAACGCGGGTCAAGCTGGAGCGCGACCTTGATGGTTTTGACGTCGGTCGCGGCGAGGTACTTGAGTTCCTTGCGTGCCGCGGCGGAGTCGACCTGGACGAGAATGTTGCCGTTCGGCAGCGTCTTCACGAGGAAGCCGAGCGACTTGAGCAGCTCGATCTCCTGTGGCGACGTCGAACTCATGACGATCTGCCACTGGTTCGGCACTTCCACGACAGCGCTCTTCAAGTTAAGCGCGTCGATGATCGCCCGGTTCATGCCCGGCGTAACAATCGCCGACTGGATAATCGACGGGACGAGGCGGTAGTGGCCGATCAGCTTGTCGACTTCGACGCCGGTCAAACCTGCCTGCTTGGCGAGGTCGATCAGCCGGTCACGGGAGATCGCGGTCTTCTTCGAGGCATACACCATCGCCTCGCCCTCGGTCTTGAACTTCTTTCGGCCCTCTTCTAGGGCAGCGGCGAACTCGCCCTGGAACGACGTGGACAGGTCACGCAATGCGTCCTGAAGTTGCGACCCTTCCTCGGTGGTCGTGTTGATGGCGCCGGACGCGTCAATCAGCGGCTTCCCGAGCTTCTCCGCCGCGGCCTTCGCCGCGGCGAACAGCTCCGGCAGCGGACGCATGCCGTCGTTGATTTCCTGGCTGGCTTCCTCCGTCGTAAACGACTGGTCCTCAAGCTCGGCGAGCGCATCCTTAAAGCCGTCGACCTTTTCCTGAGCAGTCTTCGACTCGTCACCCAGGTCGGTGATCGCCGTTTGCATGTCCTCAAGCGGCGTCGTCGTCCCGGCGGCTTCGTCGCCCACGCCGTCGAGTTCACCGGCGAACTCGCCGGTTTCCAAGCCGGCCGCCTCCATGGCGGCAGTGGTAAGCCGCGCTTCCTCCTGCGTACCTTCCAGGTCCTTGCCGGTGTTGTGGTAGCCGGCCGCCAGGTCGAGAAGTTGCGTGATCTGAGACTCGAATGCCGCGGTCGACTCGTTCGACGCACCAGTGAGGCGCTGGTACTCCGAGCCAAGACGCTTGATGTTGCCTTCGTTTTCCTTCGCGGAGCCACCGCTGTCAACGAGCTGCCGGACGAGGCGCTTGAGAACGCGTGCGCCATCCTCAGTGATCTCGTTGTTCGCGAGCATCTCGTCCGCAACGCCCTCAAGGGACTTCGCGAAATCACCGGTCGGGCCGGCGCCCTCCGAAATATTCCGAATCAAATCCTCTGTGGACAACCCCAGGTTCTCTGTGTTGTCGATGAGGCTGGCGGTGGCGAGATTGTCAACGATCTTCTGTTTGACGTCGTCGTCGATGGCGCCGCCGCTATCGACCAACGCCTGCTCAAGCTCTTCCAGGTTCGCTTCGTGCTCGGCCGCCTTCCGTGCTGCCTCCGCCTGCGCCTGCGCCAGGAACCCGAGACCAACGACGGCGGCAGTCAACGCAACGCCGCCCAAGCCGCCCAAGGCGCCCACGATGCCGCCGACAGCCCTACCCAAGCCACGGCCGATCGCCGACGCCGCACCACCGGCGCCACGGGCGATACCAACGAACGTGGTTTGCGCGACACCCTGGAGTCGACCCAGGGCGCCGGTCGCGTTCTGGCTCGCCGGGACCACGCTGTTCAGGGCGCCGGTCGCCTGATGCGCGGCACCAGCCGTGGTCGCCGCCCACTTGCCGGCGCTGTCCGCGCCAAGCGTGTACGCGTCCTTAATGGCCGTGCGGAAGTCGCGGAACCGCTGGCGTGCCCGACCAACGACACCGATCTGCGCCTCGGTCGCGCCCGCCGCCTTGCCGGTCGCGGTGGTCATCCCGTCCGCGGCTTTGGCCGCTTCGGCGCTCGCGCCCTTCACGCCAAACAGGGACGTTTTCATTTGGTTGAAAACGCCCACCGAGTCGTGGACGGCCTTACGCAAACCGCCGACCATACGGAACAGCGAGACGAACCCCGAGAACAACAGTGCCGCCGCGGCGATGATCGTGAACAGTGTCGGGTTCGCCGACGCCAGCGCGCCGATGAACTGGGCGAAGGCGGCGAACACGTCGAGGAAGATGCGGCCCAGCGGGGCGATTGCCTCGATAACGTCCCAGATGCCGGAGGCGAGATCCTTGAAGTCCGCCCAAATCTCGCGGATCCGCGTGCCCATCTCGACGAACCACACCGACAGCTCGCCGGATTCGCGCTTCATCTCAACCCACGTGGCGAGATTCTCGGTGCCAACGGCGATGCTCTGCGCCAGACCCTCGACGAACGGTCCACTCGCGACGGACAGGTGGCGGAACGTGTCGGCGAGACCGAGGCCCGCATCCCCCATGGACAGCAGAACACGGTTGCTGCTGCTACCCATTTTCTCGAGATCTTGCTGCCACTCGGTGGTGGTGAGCATGTTCGCGAAGTCTTCGGCGAGAGTGCCGACCACGCGACCGGTGTCAGCGAAGATGCGTTCGGCCAGCGGCGCCAGCTCCATCAACGTTGTGAGCGCGTTCTCAACCTTCGGCAACATCTCTTCGGCAGCCGCAGCGCCAACGCCCTGCAAGCCGGGCTTGAGGTCGTCTTGGAGGAAGGTGGCGAACTGTTGGCCGGCGGGCGACAGCTTCGACATCGCCAACGACAACTTGTCGATCGAGCCTGTCGACTCCTTGCCGACTTCCGCCGACACCTCGGCCAACTTGCGCTGCGCGTCGGTGACCCGTTCGGTGGCGGCCTGCGCCGCGTACGCCGCCTGTGCTTGCGCCTGCGCTACCTGAGCTTGCGCTTTAGCAACCTGGCGCGTGCCATCTGAGCGCGCCTGGCGTAGTGCGCGCTCTTGATCGCCAACTCGAGTGTTTGCTTCGCCAACAGCACGCTGCGCCGCGACAACCCCTTGGCTGCCTTCGATGCCAGCGCGACTTGCTGCCGTCGCTTCCTGGCGGAGGTCTCCGTAGCGTTCGCGGACCTCCACAAGAGACTGCTCCGCTTGGCGGACGCTAAGGCTGAGTTCCTTGAGGTCCAACCCGGAGACGGTGATCTTGGCTGTCTTGGGGGACTTGGCGAATGCTGCGGACTCATCCTTGGCCTTCTTCTGCGCTTCGGCGAGCCGTGCCCGTGCCCGCTCAACCCCGAGTACGGCGTCTTCCTCGTCGAGAGCGGCGCCGGCCACCGAGAGCCGCAGATCTTCGAGCCGCTCCTTCGCTTCCTTGCGGGCCTGGTTGAGGCTCTCTTGCGCCACCTGGGCGTCGGCCTGCGCCCGGGACAGACTCCGCTCAGCATCCTCAACGCGGCGGTTAGCGGCCGACTGGGCGTCAGCAACACCTTCCCTGGCCGCCTTGACCTGTGCCGCGCCCTGCTCCGAGGTGCGGTCGGCGTCCGACTGGGCCTTTTGCAGCGACCGATTCGCGTCAGTGACCCGCTGCGCGGCCTGAGCGCGCTTCTCCGCGTTCGCCGACGACTTGCTGACCTGCTCGTCCTCGACCGTCTGCAAAGCCTTGACGGCCGTACTAACGCCCTTGAAGCCCATAGCGGTCGCGGCCAGGCCCGTGCCGGCGGCGATCACCGCGGCCGGGATCAACGCCACCGCGGCGGCAGCAGCCGGCGCGATGAACCCCAACGTGGACACGGCGATGATCAGGCTGCCCATGACGGCCAGGGCGCGCGACGCGTCCTCGGCCTCCACGCCGATGGAGGTGTTCAGGCTGCCCAACGTGTCGGCCTGCGACTTGACCGCGGCCAGTTTCGTTTGGGCGGCCACAATGTCGGCGTCGGCCTTGATGACGACGGTTTGCCGGTTGGTCTCCAGGTAGCGGAGTTTCGATTCCAGCGCCGCGGTTTCACCGTCGACGTCAACGTTGATGTGCGGGCGGACCGCTTCCAGCTCGGCGAGCTTCGCCTTCACCCCGGCGATGTCGGCGTCGATCTCGATGACCTTGCGTTGCTTCGTGGCGAGCAGCTCGGCGAGCTGGTTCTTCGCCCCGGAGATCTTCGGCTCGAACTCGATGGGCAGCTTGGGGATGCGCGCCGCGAAGTGGTCGATCTCCTTGCGGAACTGGGCTTCCTTCACCGAGATGTCCAGCTCGATGCCGTCATCCGCGGCCTGCTGCGCCTCCTGCCGAAGCTTGGTCAGCCCCTTTTGGGCACGCTCAATACCGCGTTCCGCCTGAACGATGCGGAACGCGAGAGTCTTTTCCAGGTCGTCGAGCGCGACCGTCGCCTTCTGGATGTCGGCGTCGACGTTGATGGTTGCTTCGGCGCGCTCCTTCGTGAGCGACTTAACCTGCCCCTTGTAGGCGGCGATGTTCGCGTCGACGTCGACCGACTTGTGAAGCTTGACCTTCTCCAGAAGCTTGAGGCGTTCCTGGATCTTCGAGATGTCCAGGTCCATTTGCAACACGCTCAAGTCGCGGCGGTTCAAGATTTGCCGCACCGTCAGCTTGAGCCGGTCCGCGTCCGCAATGACGCTGACCCTGTGCACGTCGGGCAGCGCGGACAACGCCTTTTTGGTGTCCGACGGGTTGATAACCGACTTGTACACGATCTTCGGCTTCGCCTTGCGCGCCGCCGAATCGGCCCTCTTCTCGACGTCCTTCGCGTCGACCTCGGGGGTCAGTGTGACCTTGGGCTTCGCCTTCTTCGCCGCATCGCTGACGCCCTCGGTCAGCTGCTTCGGGTCGACGTGCACCGGAAGGTTGACGGCGTGTGCCGCTTTCCGCGCCGCGTCGTCGAGGTCCTTCGAAAACTGTTGGGCGTTAATGAGAGGGGTGACGCGCACACGCATGACTTGCCTGTCGGCGAAGTCCGCGATGTCCTTCTGGGTGCCGTCGAAGCTTGCGAGCACCTGAATCCAAGCCGTACCAGCCTGATACCCGATCGGCGGCGCCATGTGTCACCCCCCTCCTGTGAGTTTCTGTTCCAGCACCGAAAGTCTTTCTTCCGCCTGGGCACGCTTGAGGCGTTCCCGGGCGTTCTCCGGGCGTGGTGCCCGAATCGGTCGGCGACCACCTCGACCCTTAGAGCTGTTGACCGCGATAAGCACTTCCACCACATTGCTCATCACGTCGTACAGGTTGTCGAGGCGAACCAGAACGTCGTCGTAGCCGACCAAAGGGACCTTCGCCGGTCGCTCCGGCAGGTCGAGTCGCGCCACCAGCGCGGCGAACTCATCGTCGTCGTCCAGCGCAGCCTTGTAGTTCGAGTGTCGCGGCAACCGTTCCAACACCCGTTCGAGCTGGCCCCACGGCCGCTTGCCGGCGATGTAGTCGTGAAGGTTCAACCCCATTTTCAGCAGGTCGAATTCGATTTCCTCACCGAAGCGGTCGATGAGTTCTATGCGGCGGACGAGCGCCGAGACGTGCCCGTGGACTTCCTCGGAGTGGTCGAGGATTTGCGTGTGACCGTCTTCGTGGTCGCCGCCCTCGGCTTGACTACCTTCGCGGCGGCCTTCGGTTTTCCCGGCGACACACTGACACCATTGGTGCGACGGTTAGCGGCAGCCGGCTCCGAGGACTCCTCGATGTCGCCGCCACTGTCGGTGTCGTCGTCGGTGTCGTCCTTCTTGGTGTCGTCTTCGATCATGCCGAACTTGCGGAAAACGTCCAGAAGCAGTTCGTCGAGCACAAACGCCGGAACGCCCTCAGACAGCTCCAGTACCCGTTCGCCGGCCTCGTCCCCCAGCAACGCCCGCACCAGACCGTCGGTGTCGTTACGGCCCTGAGCCTTGGCGATGAGCCGACCACGGTGCCTGCTCGGGTAAGGGATGGTGTAGCACTCGTCCTCGCTCAGCGGGAACTCGATGCTTCGGTCGCCGTCCTTGGTGGCCTCGCGAAGGTAGGTGTCCCACGAGGACAGCTTGGCCGGCTTCACGCGCTGTCCTTTACCGGGGGCGCCTTCTCGGCCGCCTTGGTCTCGGACTTCTTCGGGGCGCCCTTGCTGGCCTCCTTGTAGCCGCGGCCGAACTGGAGGTCGTTCGCCTCTGCCGCCGTGCGCGCCACGTAAGTGACACCGGAAGGGCTGACGAACTCCTTGCGGAACTCGGTCATCGATAGTCTCCTCACTTTGTGATACGAAAGATGGGGGTGGACGCGGCGCAACAATGCGGCCCGCCGCACGAGCCACAATGCTGCGCCGCGTCCGGTTTCGCTTACTCCTCGAAACCCATGTCTTCCAGCAATGCGGCAATACCAGGGCCGCCCCAGAATTCACGCATGGAGTAACCCAGGTCGTCGTCCACGAACGCGGTGAACGTCAACGGCCAACGAACCTCGTCGCCCTTCGTCCACGGCTGGTCAGCATATTCGGAGATGCTGGCGCGAGGGCAGAAGCGACCGAAGTAGATGGTGTCTTCGCCGCCGCCGTCACTGGCGAGCGCAAACAGCCGGTAGTAGCGCGTGGCCGGCTGGCTGGTACGCGAGAACGCAATCTCATTCGTGGTGGCCGCAGGGGTCACCGTGGAAAGATCCACGTTGTGGTACATCTCCATTGTCTGGAGCTTGCTTTCCTGCGCCAGAACAACAATGCCGGTGACATCCGAGGTGATGTCGCGGCGGGTCGGCTCGGACGAACCGTGCGACCGCACGTCCGCCGTATCCACCTCACGAGTCCAGTTGATACCGTCGTCCTCGGTGTGGTGGCCGAGCGAAACATAGCCGGAGGGCAGCGCGGTAAGGTCCGCGCCCGCGCCCGTGGTCAGCGAAACGACCGCCGTGGCACTAAACGGAGCCGCAAAAACGACCGCGTCCTGTGCCTTCCTGATCAGCTTCGACTGACGTGCAGCCACAGAAGCAATGGACATTCCGAAAGCCCCTTTCTGTTGGGCATTGGGAGATAGCCCCACAAGCCGGGGGCAGAGCGGCGTTTAGCGGTAGCGGCGGAACTCAATGCCATAAGTGGCGATATAGTGATGAACGCCCGGCTGCCCGTAATCGGCGAACACCGGTGCGTTATTCGTGCGGGTGTCGTCGATACTGACGCCGGCCACTGCGGTAGCTGGCGCGGCGATCACCTTCTGGCGGCACGCCTCGGCAAGGGCACGCGCTTCCTCGTGGGTGGAGCCGTACACCTGCACGGTGACTACCGATATGTCGGTGATCCCGTCGTCGAAGCCGCCGACTCGACGCACCACAATCAGCGGTGGCACCAGATTCACCGGTGTGGCCAACACGGTCGGCCCGACCGATTCGAGAAGGTCGAGCATCACGTCCTCGACGTCCGGGTACGACTCAAGCAGTTCCATGGCTACTTGAGCCGCTTCTTGGACATGGACGCGGCGAGCCGGGTCAACAACTTCGGCGGGTCAGACACGGTGCGGGAGCCGTACTCCAGGAACTTGGCGTGCGGGGCCGTGTTCGCGAGGAACGCTGCGGCACGCGGGCCGCTCCGTGGCCGTGGGGCCACGTCGAATCCGGTCGTCACAGTGAAGCTGGCCGCGTACTTCTGGGAGTCCATGGAATCCCCCCGCGGTGCGATGGACGTTAGGTAGGCGGCCATGCGGTTCGCCTCCATCTCCACCACGTCACGCACGCCGTCCGACATCATCAGCTTCCGGAACTCGGAGTTGTTCATCTTGTAGTGCTTGAACGCGACCACGATTCACCCCGTGATTCGTCGAAGAGGGACCATGCGGCCGGCGCCCCACAAGCCGGCGAACGGTGACTGCCACGGCTGGGGTGAGCCGGCCACCTCCCACAGGGAGCCGTCCCACAGCTCAACCTCGTCCGCGGAACGGATGTCGGCTGTGTAAGGCGTGTACAGCTCGGCGTCGGCGACCACGCGGTTGGACCGATCGGTGTCCTCTTCGGTCGCGCGCATGCTCGTCGACGGCTCCGGCGCGAACGCGCACCGCGTCACCTGAAACCGGGACGCTTCGACCCGGTTTCCCTTGCGGTCCATGGTGAAGCGGCGAACCAGCACGGAGCGGCCCATCACTCGGGCCACACACCGTCGCTGTCGGACGCGAGCGGGAGCAGTTCGCAGCCGAACGAGTCCTCGTAGAAGATGGTCCCGAGCGACACTTCGTCACGCTGGGTCCGCAACGTCCACAGCCCGGTGTCGCTGGGCCGGTAACGCCGCACGAGCGCCAGTTCGGCTTCGGTGAGGTATGGACCCAGGCCGGTTTCGCTAATGCGGCGGGAGAACGGGCCAACGGTTTCCTGAACGGTGGAGTCGGGGTTGGTGTAGACGCGTTGGGCTACGGCGAGAACTACTCGAACGATAACGTCGGGTGGGGTTACGGTGTCGAGAATTGTGTCGTACCAGGTTTGGCGGGCCTCTGCCCGAACAAGGGCGGAGGCGTCGTCCAACGCTGCCCGCGCCCGCGCATACTCGCCCTCAACGAGCGAATCCGGGTCAAGCCCAAGGCGTGCCTCCAGAAGAGGCACGGCGGCAAGCGCGGGCAGCATTGTTTCCCCTTACGGAGTCTCGGGCTCGGGAAGGGTCATCTTGACGGCACGCTTGAATACCGGGGTACCAGGCGAAACATACGGAACGGGCGGGTCAGACACCGTGTTTGTACCAACGTACGTATCAACCAGGGACCTATCCTGGACGTTGCGGAAGTCG